ATATGTGCCTGCACGACGGTTGTCGATATCGTATGCTTGGCTTAATTGGTCGTTCATCAAACTACTCTAATGCCACTCAATGAAACCCAAGCTCAGATTAGTTCGATCTGCGACGACATCAAAGAGCTCCTCCTATATAAGAACATAAAGTATGGGAACTCAGCGCTCAACCCTGTCCGCATCTTTAGCAAATCGGACGAAGTAGAGCAGATCCTTGTAAGGATTGACGATAAACTAAATCGTATCAAACAAGGGGCCGGCCTTATCGATGAGGACGAAGATGTCCTGATTGACCTGATTGGCTACCTTGTTCTTCTCAAAATCGCCCTAAAGAATAAGCCGAAAGATGGAGTATGAGGAGTTTCTAGATGCCTATAGCGAAGAGCTGAGAATCCTTGACGCTATTGATCTTCTTCGACATTTTGACCTGGACGCTGTGGACACCCTAAACCAGCTGGGGGTTGGGTCCAAGTCCGATAAAACCGACGAATCACATGACCAGAAGGGTCCCACTCCTTAATCTTTTTCTCTAAGTATTCGATTGCTTTTATCTGAGTCGGTGCGCCAGTGTAGGTATCAGCCAGATTTAGGAGACAAGCCGCTGTATGGCAGTTGTGCTTGGTGAAAGTTGGGATCTCCTTGTCACCCGCTAGGTAGATGTTGAGCTCGGTGCGACGGCGATCTCTCATCTGGTCCCCACCACACAGCCAATATGTGTTGATGTAAGGGCTCCACTCCTTGATGACCTCAGTCTTCGAGGCGTGACGATTGATCAGCTCGAGCAGTCGAGAGTTCTTAAAAGCAAGCAAACCGATGCTGTGAGCAAAGCTAAGAACTGCTCCTTTACGGTTTCGATTGAGGGGAACATGGACGTACTCCGCGACTTGGTCAGAAAAAGACTTTAGATCTTCTTCAAGTTGTCGCTCGATTTCTTCAGCTGTCGCCTTTTCATGGAAGCCGACACGCCTTTTACCAAGCTTCAAACTGCCGTAACCTATCCGGTAATCAGCTTCACCGTAGTCCTTATACGAACCAAAACGCCCCATACCTAAATAAGTATGAGGCGTCGTATAGGTCTTGATGATTTGAATACCGGCTTCCGTAAGGAACGGATGTTCCTTCCAGGTCCGTTGTCCTTTACGGGACGTCAACGATGGCGTCGTAGCTCATCTCAGAATAGCCATCACTGTAGATATAAACAAGATAGTCTTTTGAAGCATCGGTAACAGCCACACCGACTTTGCCCTTGCCTTTACCAGATTGGGAGATGTTGGTGTCCTTGGAAAGTCCGGTGGGTGCGCTGCCTCCAGTGAAGTTATCTTCTTGGAAGATTTGTACGCGGCTCACACCGGTCGAACGAACAATGTCAACCGTAAGGTCGCCAGTGCTACCAGGGTTGCACTTGAAGCAGCGGATGTTGGACGAGCGATCGAGACCAGGACCTGCACCTTCGTTGGTGATATCAGACCCAGTGCTAACGGAGAAGGTGGTACGAGTACCCTTAACAGTGCGTTCTGCCATGGTGCTTAGGAGATTTGCCCGATAGTGGAGAAATTAAATTTGATATCGGCATCGATGCCGTGATCTTTGAGAACGCCTAGGAACATTTGCTTGTCCATGGCCTTTTGATGGAGCATCTCGATGAAGGCCTCTTCGAGCTCGTCACGATCCATTGCTTGAATGGCAATTGATGCTGCGTGGATCTGAAATTCCACGTCCACTGGAAGCCCTAATGCATCCATGGTAATTCTCAACCTTAAAGGTATCCTAACAGCGCTGAATTAACTAGCAACTGGAGCTAGTCTTCGTCTTCGTAGCCAAGACCAGCGGTCTGTTTTTCGAGCTTCATCTTAGGGAGTCCAGTCTTCTCGTCAATATCTTCCGGGCGCAGCACTCCTGCGTTTTCCTCGATATACCTCGCCAAGAACTCGTCGGCTGGGTTGTCGATGTCCATCATCTGAGAAACCTTTCAGGGAATAGTTGCCTATACCAAGTGCTCCACTGAAAAGCAAAGCAAATGTTAAGGCGCAGAACTCCACTGTCATGTAAGTGTTCTATCAATATATTGTACGTGAGGTCTGTCGTAAAAAACCTTGGATCAGGTACTCATAGAGCACTTCATGAAGGGTGCTATCAGTGGCGTCAGCAAGACCCAACTACTCCGTACTTACGAGAAAGACTACGGCTGGACCAAAGAAGAGGTCAATCAAGCGCTTGAGTTCTCGGAATTCAAGTCCAGGCCTGATCGCATCGACTACAAATACTTCTACAACCTACCCATAAAAGATAAGGCAGAACGTATAAAGTTCCCCTTCACGCAGATGTATAAACGTGAAGACTTCTTATCAGAAGAAGAGTGTGAAAAGCTGATTGATTACATCGATCAAGGCCTGAAACCGTCAACCGTATCCGATCTCCGGGACACAGGTAAGGTATCAGACTACAGGACAAGTAGCACAGCAAACCTACACTACTTTGATGATAATTACTACCTATATATCGATAAGAAGATCACTGAGTTTATGGGTCTCGATCCATTTTTAGGGGAGTCGCTCCAAGCTCAGAAGTACCTACCAACCCAATACTACAAGGAACACTGGGACTTCTTTGATCCCTTTACCAAAGAGTACAAAGTTTATTGCGAATGGATGGGCCAGCGAACCTGGACCGTCATGATCTACCTCAATGACGTCGCCTCTGGAGGGGAAACCTACTTCAAGTACTTAAAGAAGACCTTCCAGCCGAAGCGCGGGATGCTTTTGGCCTGGAATAACCTTTACAAAAACGGAATACCAAACTACAAAACGATGCACGAGGCACTGCCCCCGGTCAGCCATGACAAGTACATCCTCACCAAGTGGTTCAGAAGCTGGCCGCTTATCTAGCCCTTCTTTCCTTTCCGAGCTTTCTGCTGCATGGCCAAAGCGATAGCCAAGGCCTGCTTCCTGCTAGTGACTTTCTTGCCGCTGCTTGACTTGAGTTCACCTTCTTTGAACTCAGACATCACCTTCTTTACTTTATCTTCCATCTTGGGTCACCATTTAACTTTGTGGCTCCAGTAGCGAGCCGACATCTTGTCAGGATCAGCGTCCTGGGCATCATGCCTTGCGTAGTAAGAAGCCTTGCGGGCTTTCTCTTTTGCAGTCTTGGGGTTCTTGCCAGCGCCTTCCACGCCCTGCTGCCCAAAGCGAATGATCTTCTCCTCACCGTCCTCACATGCTTTAACCACATGAGACTTGGTCTTGTGGTCAGGCGTGCGACGAGGCTTGTTGCACTTCATCCGCTCTTTAGCGAGTGCCTTAGCTTTGGCGCGGTCAGCCATATCAGACCTTCAGAACGCCTCGGTCGACCTTGCCGACAATGTCATTACGGACTTCGCCCTTAAGAGCAGCATCGCCAGCTCCAGGGACACGCTCTTCTTTGAGTTTTTCTAGGTAACCCTGGAGAAAAGCACCAGAATCACGCTGCGATCCAGCTGATGAAGAGGTCATTGTCGATATAAGGGTGGGCGTTTTCTGTGCCCGTTAATTTTATTGAGCTTGTCTTTTGATCAAGCCATAACTTGATTTTATCAAACCTTTCTTTTGTGAAATGATCGTTAGTCTCTGTGTACCAATTTTCAAGCAAGCTGGAGCCTTTGGAACGGTTGCAGCCACTGCAGCAGCAACACATATTCGATCTAACGTTGTGCCCGCCTTTGTGTTTCGGGAGAATGTGGTCAATCGTTGCAGTGTCAGGAGTCAGATCCTTTTCGCAGTAAGCACATTTCCAGTCCCAAGCTTCGAAGATGTAATGCCTAAATTTCTTTCGGGCATGTTTCGGGCTTAGAACAATGAGGTTGATTAAAAGATCTTGCTCGCAATGAAACACTTTTGGTATTCCAGCCTTGTCAAAACTGTAGGCTGCACACACTTGTATTTTTAGCTAAGCTCTGCGCCAAGGGAGCGTGGCGGAATCGGTAGACGCACCAGATTTAAAATCTGTCGGCCACTGTGGCTGTGAGGGTTCAAGTCCCTCCGCTCCCATCAATCAGTCAACCCGATCTGCTCGAAGTCATCGTGAGCAGGGTCGTAATCCGACTCCTCAAGCAGCTTCAATACGTAAAAATGAAGCCTTTCTGAGACCCACTTAAGGTCTTCATCGGAGACATCCTGGATGATCGCATCGAGCCGCAGCTCACGAGACGGAGGGTTGAGGTGTTCTGAGATCAAACAGAGCGCTTTGTACCGGCCATGGTTCAAGTCACTCAGCATGTCAGATACCCGCAATCTCTAGGTTTCCATCGGATTGCTTGGCCTCTTCTTCTGTGCGCTGCTTAAGGATTGCCACGCATTCGAGGGCTCCGGTCACCTTCAAATACAGCTCCTTGTCACGCATGAGTGCCTCTTCAGTGGCACGAATACGGTCTGCCAGTTCTTGCTGTTGAGCGCGGAGCTGCTCTTCAGTATCCAAGAGGATCTTATCCATTAGCCGGAAAAACTTCGAACCAACTATAGCTTAATTTTCTTTAAAGTTAACCCAACCGACACCGCTGGCGCCCCCACCACGGAACAACCTGTTTTCGATCTCTGAGCGGCTGTAGAGGATCGACTCGCCACTTTCACGCGACTCCGAGGCCCAGAACCCATTCACCAGGTCAAGGCGCCCGCAGGGGTCATGACAGAGCCAATGCGTGGGGGTGTAGCCGTGGATCAAGACGTAATAGTTGAAGCCATAAGGAGTCTTCTGCGTTCCCCTGTAGGCAACCTGAAGAACTGCTGGGATGCCTGCATCGATCGCGTCCTGGACTTCTAGTGGTCCAATGCTGCTGCTAAATGCAAACGTCAGTCCCCTTTCAACGAAAGCATGACGGTGGTCAGCCCGGAAAGAGCCGTCACCGTGCTTAGATAACATCTCTAAATAATCTTCATAGCTTTCAATATTGCCTATACCTAAGTAGATGAGGACCGCCGAAAGAGTGCAGACCAAAGAGTGACGTACGTTATCTCTATCGGCTTCTATGTGCTGGAAGTAAGGGACGTTGGGTAGGTAGCGAAGATCTCCTTCCTGAACATACGGCGTAACAACTTCTTCATCTTCTGGGCAGCTCCAGTGGCTCTTCTCAATCCACCAGACACCAAGACCTGTTCCAATCTTTAAGAAGCCATCGACCTCATAAAGAAAGGTGCAACTTGGGCAGAACCAGCCTTGACTGATGCTGGCTTCACCTTCTGTGACTCCAGGAGCTACCAGTAGGCTCGTATCGCAAACTGCGCGGATGCTAAATACGTCGCCTACTTTCTTTGGGTTCACTTAATGATCGGTGGTTCGTCCTTCGGCTCGATGATAGGTGGTTTCTTCTCGGTTTTCTTGCCGTCTTCCTTGCGGCTGATTCCGTAGACTGCCAGAACAGACGTCACCAAAGACGAGATGAAAGCCGCGTCGATCTTGATCTGCCCCATGTAGCTGGCAGTCAACATCGCCAAGGCCCAGGAGAGAACACCTGCAGGCACTAAGGTCG